AGAAAATATTGATTCTTTATATGAAAAACTTGGTACTGCTGGGATGGAATATAAAAGTGGTGGTCTTGTTAAAAAAGGATTTCCTAAACTTACTAGAAAAGGTTGGAAGTAATGACTGATATTGCATTAAGAGGACATGGTCGAGTTATGATGGCATCTGGTGGTAGAACACCTGCATGGCAACGTAAAGAAGGTAAGAATCCAGCGGGTGGATTAAATAGAAAAGGTATTGCATCTTATAGAGCCGCGAATCCCGGTTCTAAATTATCTATGGCTGTAACTACTAAACCAAGTAAATTAAAAAAAGGATCTAAATCAGCTAATAGAAGAAAATCTTTTTGTGCTAGAATGTCTGGAATGAAAAGTAAATTAACATCAGCTAAAACTGCAAGAGACCCAAATTCAAGAATTAATAAATCTCTACGTAAGTGGAATTGTTAATATAAACAACAAAAGGAGAATGTGATGAATGAAGTAGATGTAGCAAGTAAATTACAACGATTTATGAAAAATCAGTTGGCTAATTTAACAACCATGATTACTTCAGGTGGGGTTGACAATATGGAAGAATACAAGTATATACTTGGACAAATTCGTACATACGAATTTTTATTACAGGAAATCTCTAACCTGCTAAACACAAAGGAGCTAAAACAAGATGCCGGAAACGTTATCAAACTCGACTGAAATACCAAAGACTGTTCTAGGTCTTGAAGAAAAATATCAAAAAGAAAATAAAAAAATTGAAGATAAAACTATAAGAGCAGAAAACATTTCTGAATCTTTAATTGATAGTTTACCCAATCCAACAGGTTGGAGATTATTAGTATTACCATTTACACCTAAAGATAAAACTAAAGGTGGAATTATTATTGCACAAGAATCATTAGATAAATTAAGAATAGCTACAAACTGTGGTTATGTTTTAAAAATTGGACCGTTAGCGTATCACGATAAGGAAAGATACCCAACAGGTCCATGGTGTAAAAAAGGAGATTGGGTAATTTTTGCTCGCTATGCGGGTTCAAGATTACCAATTGAAGGTGGAGAAGTGCGACTACTAAACGATGACGAAGTACTTGGGACTATTAAAAATCCTGAAGATGTTCTTCATCATATTTAAACATAGGAGGCACTATGCCAATGGAAGATAAGAAAAAAGAACCGATGATAGACGTAGGCGAGGAAGAAGGCGCTGAAGTTACATTGGACAACAACGAGCAGACGAAAGCCGTTGCAGAAGAGAAAAAGGAAGAGAAGATTGAAGTCATACAAGAGGAAGAAAAACCTGTTGTTGAAGCAAAGGTTGAAAAACCTGTAGAGAAAAAAGATGAGTTAGAGGAGTATAGCGAAGGCGTTAAAAAACGTATTGCTAAACTAACTCAAAAAATGAGAGAAGCTGAAAGACAAAGAGAAGAAGCAGTATCTTATGCTCAATCTGTAAAAAGAGAAAAAGATCAAATTGAATCTAGAATATTAAAAACAGATGAAAGATATGTATCTGAATTTGAATCTAGAGTTACTTCTAGTTTAGCAAATGCTAAAATAGCTCTTAAATCAGCAATCGATAATCAAGATGTAGAAGGTCAAGTTAATGCACAGCAACAAATTGCTGAATTAACTATGGAAGCTGCAAGATTAAGAACAATGAAAGTTGCTCAAGAAGATTCTGTAGCTAGACAAAAAGAGGTTAATATTACACCTCAACAAACCATGCAAACTGCACGAGTAGATCCTAAAGCAGAAGATTGGGCAGCTAGAAATAATTGGTTTGGTCAAGACTCCGCAATGACTTACACTGCGTTTGATCTACATAAAAAACTTGTAGAAGAAGAAGGTATAGATCCAAAAAGTGATGAATATTATGAGGAAATTGATAAGAGAATAAGACTTGAATTTCCCCACAAATTTGCTACAAAGGATACAACTACAACTACGGAAAGAGCAAAACCTGCTCAAACTGTAGCTTCGGCTAATCGTCCTAGCCAATCAGGACGCAAAAAAACTGTGAGACTCACACCATCACAAGTAGCAATTGCTAAAAGATTAGGTGTGCCACTTGAAGAATATGCGAAACATTTAACCACGAAGGAGGTATAGGCATATGGTAAACGAAAAAAATACAATTAAGACTTCCCGTGCGAGCGAAACTAGGACTAAAACAGATAGACCTAAAGTTTGGACTCCACCATCATCTCTGGATGCACCACCTGCGCCAGACGGATTTAGACATAGATGGATAAGAGCCGAAAGTGCTGGCTTCGATGATACGAAGAACATTTCAGGCAAATTGAGATCTGGTTGGGAATTTGTTAGAGCGGATGAATATCCTGACTCTAATTACCCACAAGTCAAAGACGGAAAATACGCAGGAGTCATTGGAGTTGGCGGCCTAGTGCTGGCTAGGATACCCGAAGAGATCGCAAAATCTCGCGAAGAGTACTTTGCAAAAAGAACTCAAGACCGAGAAGAAGCTATTGCAAACGATCCTTTTAAGGAACAGCATCCAAGTATGCCCATCAGCAAAGATAGGCAAACTCGTGTAACTTTTGGTGGCTCAAAGAAAAACTAATTATTTAGTAATTCCTATCCAACAAAGTTTAAAATAAACTTAAGGAGAAAATAAATATGGCAAACTCAACAGTGGCCTTCGGTTTCAGACCGTTAGGCAAACTTGGTGGGAACCCAGCTGCAGGCGGACAAGATCAATATGTGATCGTGGACAACTACAGCTCGTCTATTTTCCAAGGAGACCTTGTTAAGCTAAACGTTACTGGTGGAGTTATCGTAGTTGATACTTCAGCTCTAACTAGTATTTTTGGCGTATTCAATGGTTGCCTGGTAGAATCAGACCCATCGACAAAAAAACCAAAATGGTCAAATTTTTATGCACAAACGAATATCACTCAAGGTGAAATTCAGGCGTACGTAATAAATGACCCTAACCAATTGTACCTCGTTAAATCTACAGGAACTGCTCTAGGAACTACTGCGGTTGGAACTAGCTTTGATCAAGTGTATGCAGCAGGTAATACCAACAATGGTATTTCTGGCGCTTATATAGATCTTGGAACTTCAGCCACGTCAGCTAATGGGCAATTAACTGTGGTGAATACTTCACCATTCATAGGTAACGAAGAGACTGTAACAAATGAAGATTTCATTGTTAAATTGTCTCCAGGTCAACAATTACTATAACAGGAGAATAAACTATGGCTATATCACGATCACAACTAGTTAAGGAACTAGAACCAGGTTTAAACGCTCTGTTTGGACTTGAATATAAACGTTATGACAGCGAACACGAAGAAATCTTCGTAAAAGAAACATCTGACAGAGCTTTTGAAGAAGAAGTTATGTTATCAGGTTTCGGAAACGCTGCCATCAAAGCGGAAGGATCTGGTGTCAACTACGATCAGGCACAAGAAACTTTCACTGCAAGGTATACGCATAATACTATTGCTTTAGCATTCGCGATCACTGAAGAAGCGATCGAGGACAATTTGTATGATAGACTAGCGTCTAGATATACAAAAGCTTTAGCAAGATCTATGGCGAATACAAAGCAGGTAACTGCGGCTAACGTATTGAATAACGGATTCAGCACTTCCTTTTTAGGTGGTGACGGATCTCCTTTATTCTCTACGACTCACGCTACAATCTCTGGAACATTTAGAAACACGCTTTCAACACAAGCTGATTTAAATGAAACATCTTTAGAGCAGTCTTTAATTGACATCGCTGCTTTCACAGATGAAAGAGGTTTAAAAATTGCAGCTCAAGGAGTGAAATTAATCATCCCTTCTGAACAGCAATTTACTGCAGACAGATTAATGTCTTCTGCTGGTAGAGTTGGAACAGCTGACAATGATATCAATGCAATCAAAAACAAAGGAATGATTTCACAAGGTTATGTTGTGAACCATTACTTAACTGATTCTGATGCATTCTTTATCATGACAGATGTACCAAATGGCTTAAAGTACTTTGAAAGATCACCAATTAGAACTTCTATGGAAGGTGACTTTGAAACTGGTAACGTAAGATACAAAGCTAGAGAAAGATACAGCTTCGGCTTTTCTGACCCTAGAGGTGCATTCGGTTCATCAGGAGCATAAGAACTTTTTTTTATGGGGCGAGCTTGACTCGCCCTGTAAATCAATATAAAGACATCCGTGAGAAGATGACCTACCTAATAAAAGTATTTACAAACGGCATGAAAATCCAATTTACATTGGAATCTGAACCCATAAACACTACAGAATCTTTACATCAGAAAGTACTTGACTTTCTGGGAAAAACAAGTAAAGAGCAATTAGAAAAAATGATTAGTCATAAACAGATTAGTAATTTTTTCTATATAACCTATGAGGAGGTTGAACGTGACATCATTGTCCCAATCGCTTCTGGCCAAGAAAATAGACTTGGAGTCACAGTGGAACAGGTCTTATCTTGAACAGGGAAAACTAACTACTGATATGCAGTGGTTGGAAGTGGAGTTGAAGGAAGTCAAAAGACAAATTCTTCAACAGGATCTTGACGCCGCTAGACAAGAAAATAATCTTGTTTTAAGCGAAGAAGAAGATCCAGCATTTATAGCTAGTTAAACTAGTTATATAATTGGAATAAAAGTGAGAGAAACTGAAGCCATCCCTTGCTCTTTTTAAAAAATTAAGCTATATTTATAGAACTATATATTAACTTCTGATCTAGACGCATATAGTCGACGGCCTAGAGACTAGATTGGAATAACTAGGAGAACATAACTATGGCAAATACAACTTTTTCAGGTCCAGTAATATCCAAAAATGGATTTATCAGTACAGGACCAGGAAACATTAAAACATTAAACACAAGCACAGCGCTAACTGTTGCGGATCATGCAGGAAGAATTGTAATTAACAATTCTGCAGGTGCAGTAACTTTTACATTACCGGCGCTTAACGCTACAGCTAACGCTGAAGTTGCAGGTCCTACAGACTACAACAATTTAAATAACCTTGGTGCATCTTTTGAAATTTTTGCATCTATTACAAAAACAGGAAATTTAATTGTACAAGTAGCTAACGCAAATGATGTTATGATTGGAGGTGCAAAATTTATTGATGACACTTCTGATAACATGGTAGGTTTTGAAACAGTAGCAGCATCTGACACTATTACTTTAAATGGTAGTACTACAGGTGGTGTAACTTATTCTAAAATAACTTGCACAGCTATTAGTTCTACTCAATGGAAAGTTAATGTTGATACTGGATGTACAGGTACACCAGCTACTCCATTTAGTGCTGCGGTATAATAATTAATTTTTAAGGAGCTCGAAAGAGCTCCTTAATATAAGGAGATAAAATGAAATCAGATGTAAAACCAGTCGTTACAAGTTCCACAAATGCAGTATTTTTTACTGGACCTACAAGACTTCGTGGATATATGATTCAATCAACAGGAAGTTCTGGAACTGCAATTATTAATGGATTAGCAAATGCTACAACTGTTAGTTCTTCAACTAACACACAAGTTTTTATTAGTGTTTCAGTTGGTGCAGGACAAACAGAAACATTAAATATTCCTGAAGATGGTGTTCTATATGCTACAAGAAATGGTACAGCAATTATTGATGGAATTGGTGTAACAGCAAACAGTAGTGCTTTAAACGTTACGTTATTTATAGACAAGTAGGAGAGTAGATGGCTACTTCCGGAACTACAAGTTTCAATCTTGAACTAGATGAGCTTTTTGATGAAGCTTATGGACGTGTAGGTATTGGAACAGCTAGATCCGGTAATCATTTAAAAACA